AGAATTGACAAACATTATAGCCGAGCAAAATAGAATAACACTTAAAATAGAAAGGCAAAAAGAGGATTTTGATGATGAGGATGAGGCCGTTTTTTTACATACTTAAGAAAACTATTGACAAAATTGATAGGTCTTGATATACTTTTATTGTATTAATACGCTTTTCAGGGGTAGCACCCCTGATCAAAAAAGTGGGGAACCATGAGAGTCGCCAAAGGCGATTTTTTTTATTTATATGGATATAAAAGACCTAATTCAAAAAAGCGAAGATATCCGACAAACCCTCCGAGATAATTTGGAAAAGGGGTTAGCTGATCGATTTTTCGAGGCTGACGAACCTGCAGGTTTCCAATATGGTGAGGGTTTTGTTTTTGGTTCAACGCCGCCTAAAAAGAAATCAGAGGAATATTTACGCGCGGCGACTGGATGGGTATATTCGTGCGTTTCAGCGATTGCTGATGCAGTAGCGAAACTTAACCTAAGACTTTATAAAATAAATGGAGAGGATGTCGAGGAAGTAAAAGAAAGTCCAGTATTAGATTTGCTTTATAAAGTAAATAAATATCAGACATATTTTGATCATATATGGTTAACACAGCAGTATTTAGAATTGACCGGTGAGGCGCCTTGGTTTATTGATCGTGGGGAAAGCGGAGAAGGTGAACCGGAGAATATAATGTTGCTTCGTCCGGATAGACTTTATATTACACAGGCATCTGAGGGGGAGACACCAGTTGCAGGATATACTTATAAATTAGATAACGGGTCTGAGCTTAATTTGAAACCATCAGAAGTTTTATTTTTGAAATATCCTGATCCAATCAACATGTTTAGAGGCAAAGGAACTTTACAGGCGGCCGCAACCACTGTTGATATTGATACTTATTCTGAGGAATATAATAAACGATTCTTTTACAATTCTGCCCGGCCAGATTCGATTCTTTCTACCGATCAAAAGCTTACACCAAGACAAAGAGAGGGGCTAAGATCAGATATAAAACGATTGTATAGCGGTGTAGAAAAAGCACATGCAGTTGCAGTATTAGAGTCAGGACTTAAATGGTCGCCAATGGCTTTAACACAAAAGGACATGGATTTTATATCACAGCAAAACTTTTCTCGTGATAAAATATTTTCTATATTCCGGGTGCCTAAACCAATTGTTGCAGTTACGGATGATGTCAATTTAGCTAATGCAAAAATTGCTGAGTATGTATTTTCTAAGTGGACTATAAAGCCAAAAATGGAAAGAGTTGTTGCTCAGTTGAATGAGTTCTTTTTACCGATGTTTAGTGGAACTGATGGAATGTTTATATCTTATGATGATCCAGTTCCGGCTGATGTAGAGTTAAGCTTAAAGAAATATGATTCAGCTTTAATTAATGGATGGATGACAAGAAATGAAATTAGGGAATTAGAAAACTTAGAAGATGTTGGATCTGAGGGAGATATTCTCTATATTCCATCTTCACAGATTGAGATTGGAAAGGAACCCGCATCACCATTTGGGTTAGGTATTAAGGTTGCCAAGAGTAATAAAGTAAAAAAGGAAGTAATTACAAGATCGGCTGGTGGGTTTAGATTAGCAAAAAAGTCTGTTAAACGAGCTGAGGCTGTAAAAAAGTTGGAGACTAAAATAAACCAAATGGCAGTTACGATAGCAAAGGCGGCAATAGATGATAGAAAAAAGAAAGAGATTGAGAATGCAAGAATTAATTTTGCATCTGATTATATCAAAGTTGCGGATATTTACGAAAAGGCTATGGTTGCCGAGACTGTAAAGATTTTTAGGCGACAAAAAGATCAGATATTAAAACCAGAGAAGGCGGTTGATTTAGACGATTATCTTTTAGATGAAGAGGACGAGACTAAATTAATGATTGAGGCTTATAACCCACTTATAAAAAAGATTGTAAAAGATCAGGGTGATCGCGCGGCTTTACTTGCAGGTATGGGCAGAGGGGCATTTGATATGGCTACTAAGGAAGTGCAGGAATACCTAAAAGAACGCATATATAAGTTTAGTTTTGAAATAAATGAAGAGACTAATAAACTACTTTCAGAGACTTTAGCAGATGGAGTTGCACAAGGTGAGGGCGTGCCACTTTTAAGAAAGCGTGTTGATGAATTATTTAGTGGAATGGAAAAATACCGATCAGAAAGAATTGCAAGATCAGAAGTTATAAGGGCTTCTGGGTTTGCAACCACACAGGCTTATGAACAATCCGGGGTTGTAGAAGCTGTAGAATGGATGACTACGAACGATGATGTAACTTGCGAGTTTTGTGAGCCGCTTGATGGCAAACAGGTTGATCTTGGCAAATCGTTTTTCAAGGTCGGAGACGATTATGTCGGATCTGATGGCGGCGTTTTAGATTTAAGTTATGAAAACATTAATTTTCCACCGTTGCATCCTAATTGTCGATGCACTGTGGTTCCGGTGATTAAATAATATGAACAAAAAATATATTGAAGCGAAAATTGAGAAATCCGGGGACAAAATAGTTTTTAGTGCCACCGATGAAACCTTGGATCGCGCGGGGGAAGTAATACCGCTTGATTCTTGGGATCTAAAAAACTATTCTAAACATCCGGTTTTGTTGGTTAACCATGATTATCGAGTTGAGAATATTGTGGGACTGGCAAAAAACATCCGTAAGGATAATTTACGAATGACATTTGAGCCAGAGTTTCATGAAATTACAGAACTTTCAAAAAATGTTAAAGAAATGATTGAGCAAGGTTTTCTTAATAGCGTTTCAGTTGGATTTTTGCCACATGGACCTGAGAAAGATGGCGATCGACCAAGTAATGAGCTTTTAGAGATTTCATTTGTTGCAGTTGGAGCTAATCCAAATGCTTTAAGATTAAATGCTTTAGCAAAATCTGTAACTGATGATGATAAAGCGCAGGTTGAGGATTGGGTTAAGCAAAACGAATCAATGGAAATGCAAACTGTAATCTGTTCAAAGGAAGTTTTTAAGACACAGGAGGAAGCGGCTACGTGGTGTAAGGAACATGATTTTAAGTCTGATAAAGTTGATGATACTGAGGATAGTTTTAGATATAGGCAGTTTGATCCTGAGAGATGTCAGGATGATTCTTTTAGAACAATTGATATAACTGATGGTGTGAAGGGTGTAGTTTGTCGTCCAGTAAAGGCTATACAACCAGCAGAAGTTAAAGAGGAAGTTAAAGAGGAAAAAATGATAGAAACGGAAGTAAAGGAAGGGCGTATAATTTCTGGTAAGAACCGGGAGTTAATTTCCAGTGCAGTTTCAATTTTGAAACAAGCGACAACTGTTTTGGATGAGTTGCTTATAGCAACTGAACCAAAAACAGCAAAGGATGTTGCTTCTAAAGGTCGAGATCCAAGGGAGGAAGGTGAGGTCGTTCCACGACCTGTGCTTCGCGCCTTGCAAGCAATAAATCGTAATAGTAATGATTTATTGCGTAAAATTAAGGAGTAATTGTATGGGTAAAAAGTTTATTCTGATCAATGGCCAAAAAGCCTATATCGAGGAAGAGCCCGGTGATGAACCAAAGCCGACTGAAACTCCAGCTCCAGAAGCTGATTTGCAAAAAGAAGCTGAAGAAGCGGCCAAGGCGATTAAAAAGGAACTTGGACTCGATGAACTAAAAGATGTTTTTCAAAAAGCATCTAAAGTTTTAGAACAACCAGAAAACTCAAAACTAAAAGAAATCTTGCATGGCAAGGATCTTATTAGTCAGAAGGATCAACTTACCAAAGAGGAAAAGATCGTGGGATTTTTCCATGGTTTGGTTTCAAAAAACGATGCTGTTGTAAAAGCGTTGTCTGAAGGAACCGCCGCTGATGGTGGGTATTTATTCCCTGACGAGTTCATGGCAGAGCTTATCAAGGCATTGACTGAACCGCCACATGCTCGCGCTTTGGTTCGTGTTGTAACAATGCGCCGGGATATTATGAAAATCCCGACCTTGTTGAACAGACCAAAGGTTTATTGGACAGCTGAAAATGCGTCTAAGACAACCACCACCGCGGCTTTTGGTGAAGCTACTTTAACCGCTCGCAAAGCGGCCGCCATTCTCTATGCTTCTGATGAATTGATTGAGGATTCAACCGAAATCGATGTTGTCAGACTTATCATTGACCTCTTTGCTGAGGCCATTGGTATTGAAGAGGATCGTGTCATTTTGCGTGGTAATGGAACCACAGAACCGACTGGTATTGTCACCGCTCGCGCGGCTGGCACTATCGCATCGGTCAGCTGTTCTGGCAATTTGAGTTTTGATAACATAATCAATTTGATTTATGCATTAAAACCACAATACAGAGCTGGTGCATCGTTCTTAGTCCATCCTACAAATGTTAAGGAATTACGACTGTTGAAAGACAGCCAAAACCGATATATTTGGCAGGATGCTGTGGCTCCCGGACAGCCAGCTACAATTTACGGATATCCTGTGCATGAGTTTTATGATATGCCTGAATCTGAAATTGAGTTTGGTAACTGGAAGCTTTGCTATTGGCTTGGTGACCGCAAGAGGATGGCTGTTAAGGTCAGCAATGACACTGAAACAGCGTTTACCAAAGACCAGACCGCTATTCGTGTCGTTATGCGTTTAGCTGGAAATGTTGTCTTGGGTGATGCGGCTAAGGGTTTGATTAGCATTCCATAATCGTGCTATTTAAGGGTGGCGACCTTTCGCCATCCAAATAATAACAAGATATGTTCAAAGCTAAAGACAAGATGTTAAGACCTGAACAGGTCAAGACAAAGAGGAAAAAATATGCCACTCGACCCAGTAAAAAACTTCGGAAAAGTTAAAGTATCAACTGGATATGATGCATCTGCTATTAGTGTTGTTTTAGAATCAGGAGAGGGTGCAAAATTACCTAATCCTGCAGTTGATGGTGCTTTCAATTTGGTATGGTTTGATTCTACTGGATATGTAGATCCAGCAGATGATCCTAATAGAGAAATTGTCAGGGTAACTGCAAGAACTGCGGACACTCTTACTATTACGCGCGCGCAGGAGTCAACTACTGCTACAACTAAAAATCACGTTGGCCGGTCTTATGTTATGTTTTTGGCACCGACTAAAAAAATGATTGATGATATAAATACTTTATTGCTTGCGACTAAAGGAGACACGGGTGTTGATGGAGATACAGGCGTGCAAGGAGACACAGGAGTGCAAGGCATACAGGGTATACAAGGTGTTGATGGAGACACCGGGATAACTGGTGATAAAGGAGATACAGGGATACAGGGTGTTCAAGGGATCCAAGGTATCAAAGGTGACACTGGTATTAAGGGGGATACAGGAACTACTGGAAGCAAAGGTGACACTGGAGTTCAGGGAGTGCAGGGTATCGATGGTGATACCGGCATTCAAGGCATAAAAGGGGATACTGGGGATCAGGGAGATACGGGAATCCAGGGAGATACGGGAATCCAGGGAGATACCGGCGTAACTGGTGACACAGGAATCAAGGGAGACACAGGGACGACTGGTGACACAGGAATCAAGGGTGATACCGGGGATCAGGGTGTAACTGGTGATACTGGAATACAGGGATTAAAAGGAGATACTGGTGATCAAGGAGACACTGGTGATCAGGGTATTCAGGGAGTTCAAGGAGACACCGGTATTCAAGGAGATACAGGAACAACAGGAGACACCGGTATTCAAGGTGATACAGGGATACAGGGGATCACTGGCGATACCGGGACACAGGGATTAAAAGGAGACACCGGAACGCAGGGTGATACTGGAATCCAAGGCATACAAGGTGTGCAAGGTGACACAGGGGATCAAGGAGACACTGGGACGACCGGGGATACAGGCATAAAAGGGGATACGGGGGTTACCGGTGATACCGGTATACAGGGTATACAGGGAGACACAGGGATAACCGGTGATAAAGGAGACACTGGAGCAAAGGGAGATACGGGAATAAAAGGAGACACTGGAGCAGATTCTACTGTTCAGGGACCCAAGGGAGACACAGGAAGCAAAGGGGATACAGGAAGCAAAGGGGATACAGGTATTCAAGGCATAAAAGGGGATACGGGAATAAAAGGAGACACTGGATTGCCTGGAGCTGATGCTGTGGCTGGTAAATTACCATCATCATTTGTATCAACAACTGTTCAAGCATCAACAACTTCTGCTACTTTAGAAGATGTCGCTAATATGTCTACGACAATTACTTTAGAAGAAGCAGTTGAAATTGCTGTAGTTGCTTCGTTTGAAGTTTTAACTATATCTGGTGCTTCTGCTTCTACTATTGGTTTAGCTATAAATGTTAATGGAACAGATGGTAATGTTTATGCAAGACAACTTTCAGGTTCTAATGATAGAGGTATTGGAGCCATTACATATAGAAGTGGTGAATTAGCCGCAGGAACGTATACTGTTAAATTAAGATTTCAAAGAATAGATGGGGTTTCTACACCAGGGATAGACAACGCTGGTATGTTAGTCATGGCTATGCAAGGCGCAAAAGGTGAAAAGGGTGACACTGGAGTTAAAGGAGATACGGGAGTTAAAGGAGATACAGGCGTTACAGGTAGTAAGGGTGATACAGGAGTTAAAGGTGATACTGGAACCCAAGGCACAAAAGGAGATACGGGGACGACTGGAAGCAAAGGAGATACTGGAATAACGGGATCTAAAGGGGATACCGGTGTTAAAGGAGATACAGGCACAACTGGGGCAAAAGGAGATACAGGCACCGCCGGTGGCAAAGGTGATACAGGTGTGAAGGGCGATACTGGTGCGGCTGGACCCCAATCAGGAATTGGATGGGTATTGGTTGGATATTCTACAGCAACAGGAGCTACGAGTATCACCCAATCATCTTTAAATATATCTACCGATTCTGAATATATGATTGTTTGTAAAGCTATACCAAATGGAGCCGCGGCCGCTGGTTCTGTAAGAATTAGAATAAATGGAATATCGACTGCTAATAGTTATTTTGAATCGAGAACCGCTAAAGGATTAGATAATATACCAGCAACTATAACTGATAATACAGCAGGCACAAATGATGGTTGGTATGTTTCTGGTAATGCGGTTAATGCGGTTAATGTTAAAGCATTCTTTTCATTACAACATAATAAACGATCAGTTGGATTGGTTCCATTCTGTTTTTATGAGGGAATCGTATCTGGGGATGCTGACACAGGGAATTACTTCGTTCAAACTATTGGCGGTGGTTGGCAAAATACACAAACTAATATTACTTCTATTACTGTTGGATTTTCTGGTGGCAATAGAGATTGGCAATTATGGGTTTATAAATTAGCAACATCATAAAATATATGTGGGCAGGAATATCATTTGGCACAAAAGTATATGGCAGTTTGTGGAACAGAATAGCTGGTCGGATTTATAAAGTATTAAATGACAGATATAAACGAATGCGCGGAAAGTTTTCTAATAAACCAGATAAATTAAAAAAGAAACTTTACTAATATGTATAT